TTCCTCAACTTGAACTCTGAGCTGTTCTAGTGACTTTTGTGCTGAACCTGATGTAGTATCAATAGCCCCAAACTTACGTAATCCTTCTTCAATAGCGGCGTTAGCAAACGCTTGACGGCGCTGAAACTCGTTAAGAGAGTTAGCGCTAACACCTATTTGCCGTGCGTACTTTTGGACAGCAGGTTCAATACGAGTAAAAATACCCAATTCGTCTAAAAGTTCAGGTTCGAGTTTTGCCACACCTCGAGTAATGCGCTGTAAAGAATCAGTAAAGTCTCTACCTAACGCACGAGAAGCTTTTAGTGCAACAGTAGTAAATCCTTCAATTTGCTTAGTATTAAAACCGGCGCTAAGAGCGATGTTTGCGTTTTGCGCCGCTTCAGTAAGAGTTACCTGCCCATCAGTAATATCTTTGATAGATTTTAGAATACGAGGACCACTCTGACCTATTTCTGCAGCTAGAGTTTTAGTACCTTGAATAATTGCTTCTGACTGAGCTGCTTTAGCTAGTACTGAAAAGGCTTGTTGAAGTGCGAAGATAGTAGCGGCTGCTCCGGCATACGCTGCAACAAGACCCCCTAAGCCTTGTGATTGTGCCGCAAAAGCACGACCCGCGCTGGCCGACGCTTGGCCAAGGCGGGTCTGAGATCTATTGATCTGCTCGGTATCTTTTGTTACTTTATTGGCCCCAGTACTAGTAAACTGAGTTTGAATTATATTCTTAATTACAGCCAAGTTACCTTCTCACTTTTGCCTTACTTTTAGAGGCAGCGTCTCTCATTTTACTTTGTTGTCTGTAGTGTTCTTCATATACACCGTGAGCAACTAGTATTAAATCTAAAACTTCTCGCCTATCATCAACCTCATATATATTCATAAAAGTTTCTAAACACGAGTAGTCTTTACCTAGCCATAGCCCATTCATACCTTCAATTAAATCAGGTAGTATATTAAAAAGTATTACCGCTAGTTGACTAGTATAAGGTAGAGAGCCAAGGTCTTTGGGGATTTCGTCTTCCCTAGGCTCCCAACCCATTTGCTCGCACATTAAGTAGTACTGCTCTTGGGTCATTCCTCCGCCGTGAAGCTGATTGCGGAGAAAGTCTTTTAGTTTTTTGCGTCAGCCTCTTTACGATCTTGTTCAAAATTATCAAAGTCGTTTAGCGTATCAGTAATAAACTGGTCAAAAATAGTAGAATTTTTTAGTAAATCAAGAGCATCTTCTGGAGTATAGGGAATTTCTTGATGTGGGTCCATCTTACCCATATCTACTGGAATTAACTGACCAAGACCTTTTACTGTTAGACCAGACCAGCCCTTAATAACTGCGTCAGCATAAGCTTCTAGAAACTTATCGTTATCTACTTCTTCTTCGCGTTGACGCGTACGCTTATTAAACTTATAGACTAGGGCACTATTTCTAATTTTAATTAGTCTGTCACGACCAACATAGCACACTCTAACCTTAAAACCGTCAATGTCAGGAAACTCTACTTCGCTGGCTTTATCGGTTACCATTAGGTTTTTAATTAAACTCATTCTTTCCTCTCATTTCTTTGAAAAAAGGGTAGCTACCATATCCAACTTGCTATTAGTGAGGGGAGTTCTAATAGCTTGTTGAGGTAGCTACCCATCTAGATTATTATAAACCGCGCCCCCTCAAGCGCAGTTTATTAAGTATTACGCTGCAGCAGATACGAACATAGTTAGCTCGCTTCCAGTACCTCTTGAAGCGGTTGGTTCTTGAGCTAGGAATTCTACTGAGATTCCAATAATATCTTCTACAGTGTGAGTTGGGAAGTTAAACTGCACAGCAGGCATGTAGGCTGCCACAAACGGAGCAGAAGCACCACCAATTTTTAGGTTGGCGTTACTTACTTGAGCAATACTAGTTCTAGTATCATTAACGATATTACGTAGGAATTGCGCACTTTCCTGGTCTCCTGCGCGTAGATATGCAGTGAAGTTTCCGGTAATAGTTCTAGAACCTGTAAATTGTCCGATTGGGGAGTTTAGAGCAGCAAGCTCTTCAGGAGTTAGATAGGTAAGAGCGTTTGAATATGTAAATCCAAGCCCTGTTACTGGGAATGTATAAGTATTTCCAGAAGCTCCTGCAGCGGCATGTTGTACTTCAATAGCACTTAGACGATTCTGAATGAACGCACTAGTTGTAAGAGACCCTGCTACGTTATAGCTGGCATACGCGTGATACCCTGCAGCAGCAGTATTAGCGTCTGTATGAGAATTTCCGGTTACAGAGCTACCATCATTTAGTACTCCCCCAATAACAGAAATAATTTCATCACGGTTAGTTCCAGTAAGTTCAATGAAGTTAGTACCAAAACCACTCCAGCTAGTAGTTGCAATAGAGTCAATCGCAGCATCAATAGATGCTTCATTAACTGTTGCATTCTTTACCTGGTACACAACGTTATCCATTTTAATGTACATGTGGTACTCAGTAGCACGAGCAAAGTTAGAGGTGTGCGCAGCAGCGTTGCCACTAGCGTTACGAGCTCCTAGAGAAAGTTGCCCGCCAGGTTGCCAAACGCTTCGTAGCTGGGAAGAAGCACCTATTCCAGTAGCCCAGGCAGTATTTGACATTAGAGCTTGCCATAGGAACCAATCAGCTAGAGGCTGAGAGTTACCAGAAGGGTCAGTACCTGTAGCTCCTGAAGTATTACGAACTCCAGTAGGACGTAGATAAGTCTGGAAGTTCCATTCAGTGGGGTTGATAGCTGTGTTAAAACGCTGAGTGCTGCGGTCAGGACTTAATCCACTTTCTAGTGATGTAATATCCTGAGTTGCAGAAGATTGACTGGCTGCGTATCCAGCGAGAACTTCTACTCTCCAAGTGTTAGTAGGGGTAAAATCATCAGCCTCTACGCCACTAGCAGTGATATCTAGTGTAGACATATAGACTTCAGAGTTTCTTTGAAGGTTTAGTGATGAAGCCATTTTAGCTTTCTCCTTTAAGTTTTAAATATTTCAAAACGAGTACTAAGAAATATCTCGGCCATACCGTATGGATGAAGCAATCCAGAATCTGTTAGTACAGTTAATATATTAACGTCAAAAAGTTGTAAATCAGGAGTACCTTTTAGGTTATATATAACATGCTCTACATCCAAAACCAAATCGTTAATTTGGTTAACAGGATCGTCACTATACACATAACAACGTAAGGTAGATTCAACCCTAGATTCAGTATTATTGTTAGTATTAAATTTTCTTATTTCTCGCCCTGAAGTAGCGTAAATAGACGGAAAATCGTTTATTTCGTCTATATATTTTAAGCCTCGATATACGTTTTCACGCAAATCAGTAGTAAAATTATACGCAGTATCATACGGAGAGGCTCGCCCGTCTATTTGTTTTAAAGCGTTAACTATTAAATTATTAATTCGCGTTCTGTTCGACATCTTTTTATTTCTTCTTACAGTATATCATGTGGAATAATAATTGGCAAATTTTATTTTTTAAAGTTCTATTCTTCTAGTTTGAGTTTGCTGTCGGTACTTAGCTTGGATAACAGACCTAATAGAATCTTCTACTAGGTTATTTACTTCATATCCAGATCTTTCAAGTCTTTGATATATAGGTTCATAAAAGTAATCTACTGTACGCTGTTTAAAGTTAAAGAATGCTCTAATACTATTGCGAAAGGCGCCTGTACGCTCATAAATTTTAGGAGGTCTAGGTTTTCCTGCTCCACGACGCATACGCTGTTTAACTTTAGCCTTTACTAGAATTGTAACGTCTATTACAGATTCTTTTTCAATTCGCTCTTCTCGTTCTACCTCTGGAGCTATAAAAGGTCTAGTCAATATTTGGGCTCTTCCAGAGTAAGCCAATACACTACCTTTAACATAGTTAATATCGAAAGACACACTCTGAGTTTTTAATTGAGTATCTATCATAGCGAATAGTCTCTGTAACTTCAGTAATGCTTGAGGGTCTGTTGATAGCTCGTTTAGTCTTTTTTGGACTATCTTTTCAAAATTAGAATTAAAATCTGTATACGCCTCTTTAAAATCAGATCTCTTTGAAACTTCTGCTAATGCCTGATTTAAAATAGACTGTGGATAGGCAAATTTAATGTCAATGGAAGTTCCATCTTTTGAAAGTCTAATTCTTGC